AATCCTTTCCGCAGTACAGCTTCTCCTCGGGCTGAGGACCGCCGGTCCCGATGGGCTTGCTGCCGAACCTGGCCGGGCACAGCAGGCTGTACATGCGATTGACCGGCTGCTTCAGCTGCTGCTTCAGGCTTCGGAACTCGCAGCGCCAACCGGTCTTGCTGAACTTGGTCTCGCCGAGCGTGCCGAAGGCCATGATTTCGTGGCCTTGGCTCAGGTCCATGTAGTTGACCCGATAGATTTTGACCCGGGCGTAGTCAAACAGGCCGGCGCGAATCTGCTGCTCAGTGATTCCCGTATCGGAGATCCACCCCTCCATTTCGGTGTTGTCCACGGTCAGGTCGGCCGCCGCCTGGATGCGCTCAGGGGCGAACCCGCCATTGTCCGCGCGGTAGGTAACCTCGCCGGCGCCATCGTCGTAGACGACATCAACGTCCAAGCCAGAAAACCCCAGAACCATTCCACTTTTCGTCTGGACCCGGCACAAGTAGCACCACGTCGTGGCGTCCTTGTTCAGGTGGCTCTGGAGCGCAATCGGAATCGACTTCACCGGCGCACCTCGACCAGCTCAATGTCTGTCGTCCAGACGCCTACAGTGTTGGCCACGAATGAGCCCCAGTCGTTGTCAAATCGCATCCAGCGGTCGTATTGGGTGGTGAACGTGTAGGTTCCGGCAGGCCACGTGGTTCCTGGCGTTACGATGCCCGTCTCGTAGTCGACCGTACATTCCGTGTATGCGACGCCATCCTTGTAGATGGTCGTGGTCCCTTGCACCGGAGCTTGAATCAGCACCTGTGTGGACTCGGGTCCAAAGGCATACTCGCGCGCCATTTGGACGGGGTCGTCAGTACCCGCCAGAACAGCCAGCGGTTCATTGGCAACACGGAAGTCGGTGGGGTCACGCACCCGGAATGCCTTGTGCATACCGCCAGCCGCCATGAACAGGCCCATGAGGTCCTGACGGTCGGTCGCGTTGAACACTCCGAGATTGGCTTGGCCGCGATAGCGCGGGTACCTCCAGTTTCGGTTCCGCTGTTCGCGGCCGTTATCCATGCGGATCACGGTCGTGTTCCAGTCTGGACCGATGCGGAATCCGGCAGTGATGCGTTCAGGCATGCGGGCATTGATGAAGCTCATCGGCCAGTCCTCGCGAGGCCGCGTTGCGCTTCCCGGCCGGTGTCGCGCGCCATCTGTTCACGCGTGCGGCGATCAGGTGTCCCCTGCACGATGAATGTCTGCGGCATGGAAACACTCATGCCTCCTGGACGTCCGCCGGCATTCAGCGCGTCCAGGTAGCCCATCGGCAGGTGCCGGACAGCCTCCGCGTTCAGGACGTATTCGCCGGCATGGACGATACCCGCAGGCTTGTTCTTGGGTCCGGAGCCGGTGAAACCGCCCGAGGCGAAACCCCAATTGCTGGAGAACAAAGAGGCCAAGGTTCCGGTCCAGCCTGCGCCATCGCTGCTCGCGGTCGAGCCGCCGAACTGGCCCATGATTTGCCGCATCAGATTCCTGGCCGCGAAACGGGCAATCTCGGCTGCCACGTCGTCCAGAAATTTGCGAAGGTCAAACTTGCCCGTCTGATAGAATTCGGCGAAGGTGTCTTCTAGGCTCCCCAGAATGCCGTGTAGGCCTTCTTCGGTCGCGCTGGCCACGTCATTCACCCGGGCTGAGTAGTCCTCAAACGCCCGCACGGCGCCATTGCGCCAGTCCTCTTGCATGGCCTTGCGCTGGGAAAAGTAGTCCTGTTCCATCACCAGCATTCGGTCACGGGACGCTTTGAGCTCGTCCTCTTCCTGCTGGGTTACCTCGCGCTTTTCACGCGCTGCCTGGCGGTACAGCTCGCGGAGCTCGTTCTGGTAGTCGTATTCAATGTCCAGAGCCCGACGCTGCTGTTCCACTGCGTCAGAGCCGCGTCCAAGCCCCAGCAGGTCTACGGCGTTGGATTGCTGGCGTGCGGCTTCCGTACGGGCTATCTGCTCGCGCAGGCGAAGCAACGAGGATTCAATCTGAATCTGCTCCTTGGCCTTCTGGACTGCGGCGTCTGTCGTCTGCAGGCGCTCCAGTTCGGCCTGAATCTCCGCTAGGCGCTGCGCTGATACCTTCTTGCCGAGTGTATCCAGTTGCTCAGTCACGCGGATTCGCAGGCGCTGGGATTCCGTCAGCGCCTTCTCGCTTCCGGCTTGCTCCTCGTTCAGCGCGATTTGCTGGCGGATTTGCTGAAGAAGGGATGCGCCAAAGTCGGTCCCGCCTCCGCCACCAGCTCCCCTTCGTCCGCCTGACGCCGCCTCTCTGTACCGGGCGCGCGCGTCAGCGATGACCTTTTCGATTTCCGCCTCGGACTTGCCCGCCGCCAGACCCTTCTTGCGGATGTCCGCAATCTCGACCTCAAGCTTGGCGGCCTTGTCCAGGTTCGACAGGCGCAGGCGGTCAAACTCTTCCTGAGCCTTCTGGGCGTCGCGGATGGCGGAGGAATCGACTGTCAGTGCACCAATCGTGCGCGCGGTGACGCCTGAGAAGTCGGCAGCAGGACCACGGAGAACTGTAGGAATTCCGCGGGCGTATGCCCCTATTTGGCGCAGAAATAGCGACGGGTCGAGCGTCCTGAATGAGGCGACGTAGCTTGCCACCAGCTGAGAGTTCGCTTCAGCCTGACGTCGAGAGATACCAAGAATGGTATTGGCAAAGTTCCCAATCTCACGCCATGCGGCGGAAGCCACCTCCTTGACTTCCAGCCAGGAGCGGGAGATTTCGCTCAGGTTCGCCTTGACCTGGGACGTCATCCGGTTGGAGTTGTCCAGGTAGATGCGGATTGCCTCGGTCGCTGCGTCCTGCGCCCTGCCCTCGTCCTGGAGCGCCTTGACGCGGTCGTACTGTGCCTGCGTCAGGAAGTGCTCGGTCTCATTGAGCTTGAGCAAGGTCTCCAGCGGGTCCTTCGCTAGTTCCTCGTACTTCTTGACGATGGAATCGACCGACTGACCCGTCAGTGCCGCCGTCTCCGCCGCAGCCTGGGAGACCTGACGCAACTGGTCGGCCGCGATGCGGCCGCCGGAGACCACGCGGTTGATGGCCTCGGCGACGCCACCGGTGGTGGCCACGCTGTTTCGGTCAATCTCCTCGGTCAGGTCCGCCAGCTGTTGGGCGGTCAGGCCGATGAAGTTGTTGGTCTTGGCCAGCGAGACATTGAACTCGTCCAGCCGGTCCTGTTGCTCCTTCCAGGCCAACCCCAGCGCTGCCGCTGCACCCGCAACGAGCGTGATGGGATTAACAAGGCCGGCGATGTAGCCAGCGGACGCGCGCAATGCAGGGCCAACGCCGCCGAAGGTGTCCTTCAGCTGGCCGCCTTGCTGGATGAGAACTTGGAGGGGGGCTTGGCCCGATGCGAGGCCAGTGAAGATGTCGGTGAACTGCATCGGCAGCTGGCGCGTCGCGGCCTGGAGCTGCTTGGCGGACAGGGCCGCCTTGTCCATCGCTGGGGCGACCTGCTGGGCGCCCTTCGCTGCGTTCGCGCCAGACTTGGCCAGCTTGTCCAGGTCGGACGAGGCCTTTTGCACGCCGTCAGTCGTGACCTTGATGCCAAGCGTGGCGATGTCAGCCATTCTTCTTCCTCATCAGGTCAAGCGCGCGCGTCTCCATATGGCGGAGACATTCGAAGGTGTCAGGGTGGATGTCAGCGGCAATGCCGAGCATCGAAAGCACCGCAGGCAGGGCGGCGTAATCCAGTCCCGTGGCGCCGGCGAAACCGGTGCGCCACTGGGTCTGCATGGCGACGAAGGTGTTCAGGACCGGAACGTTCTCCGGCCATACCCCAAACTCGTCATCCAGTTCGGGAAAGTCATCCGGGGTCAGGCCCCAGGCGGCGAGCTCTGTAGCGGGCGGTTTCGACTTGGTGCCGCTGAACAGCGCGTCGACCGCCCCGGTCAGTTTCCCCGGCGGNNGCCGCGCCCGGATAGGAATCACAGAGCCGGCGAATGTTGTCGTCGCAGAACTCGTCATCCAGGTCCCAGCCAGCAACAAACGTGCGCAACAGTTCGACTTCGTTGGTGTCTTTGGGCAGTTCCTGCACCTGCTCGTGCCACTCAGCCAGTGCCGTCTTGCTGCGGTACTGGAACGTGAATTCGACCTCGGCCGCTCGGCCGCCAGGAACGGGGACGTCCACCTTCGCTTTGAAGGTGGGGTCCGGGTTGAGCTTCAGCCGCGCCATCAGGAGGCGTACCGCACCGGGTCACCCAGCAGCGACAGGGTGACGCCGACGGTCATGGCCTCGTTCACCGTCAGCGACGGGATGAGGCTCAGCGAGATGTACGCCTTGTACAGCAGCTTCTGGCCGTTGCTCAGGGTAATCATCACCGCACGCGGTTCACGGTCGTCGTTGGCGACCTTAGCCAGCTGGTAGCCCGGCAGGGTCGGGTCATCGGCAATCTGGAAGTTGATGCCGGCGGCCGACTTCGTGGTCGGGATGCGGATTTCGCGGTCGGACTCCAGGAACTGGCCGGTCCAGTACTGCTGCTCGCCGCCCTCCGACGTGGAGTCCAGGATTTGGGCCAGCTGCGTCCAGCCGGTGATTTCCCGGCAGGTGCCGGCGCCGCCACCGGTGGGGAACAGGCTGGTGCT